GTGGGGCAAGGCCGTCACGGTCGACTCCGACACCCTGGAGGCCCGCGTCATCCAGCAGGGCAGCCTGCGCCGCCTGCAGACCATCTACCGCACCAACCTGCAAAGCGCCTACATGGCCGGCCGCCACCGCCAGGCCCTGGAGCAGGCCGACCGCGCCCCCTTCGCCCAATACCTGGCGGTGCGCGACGCCCGCACCCGCCCCGGCCATGCCGCCCTGCATGGCCAGGTGTTCAGGATCGACAGCCCGGCCTGGGCGGTCATCGCCCCGCCCAACGGTTACAACTGCCGCTGCCGCGCCCGCTATCTTAGCGCCCGCGAGCTCGCCGCCCGCGGCCTCACGCCGGCGGAGGACGTGCGCGTCCTGGAGCGCCCGCCCCCCGGCAACCCCCCCGTCGATCCCCTCACCGGCGAGACCCCCGCCCGCTGGGTACAGCGCGGCGTCTCCGTCCCCGACCCCCTCAAGCCCGGCGAGCGCCTGACCCTGTGGGCGGATCCCAACTGGGATCACCTGCCGGGCAGCGATGGCGCCGAGCGGGTACTGGTGGACAAGCTGCTGGCCACCGCCAGCCAGCTCGGCGACGGCATCAAGGAGGCGGTTATCCAGGAGCTGCGGCGCCATGGGCTGGCGCCCGCTGACGGTGAGGACGGATAAGCATGGCCAGCCAACCCTTCACCATCACCATCGACGACGCCCAGGTCCAGGCCGCCCTCACCGACCTGATCCGCCGCGTCACCAACCCCGGGCCGGCCCTGGCAGACATCGGCCGCGCCCTGGGCAACCTCACCGAGGACGCCTTCCAGGCCGAGGCCAGCCCTTTCGGCCCCGCCTGGCCCGATTTATCCGATGTCACCAAGAAGCGCCGCGCCGCCATCGGTAAATGGCCGGGCCCAATGCTCCAGATGACCGCCGGCGGCCTGGCCGCCAGCATCACCCACGGCGCGGATGCCACCTCCGCCTGGGTGGGGGCCAGCAAGGTCTATGCCGCCGTGCACCAGTTCGGCCAGCCCAAGGGCGCCTCCGGGCGCACCCGCCGCGGCGCCCCCATCCCCTGGGGTGACATCCCCGCGCGGCCCTTCCTGCCCGTCGACCGCGCCGGCACCCTGGCCCCGGCCGCCCAGACCGAGATCCTCGCCATCCTGACCGAGTACCTGCGCGCCAACTGACGCGCGCGCCGCATTTATTAACCTCGGCTAATCGCCAGGGCCCCGCGCGCGCGCCATGCTGCCGGCATGACGCTTGCCACCGTTCCCCCCGCCCCGGCGCCCACCGCGCCCCCGGCGCCGACGCGCCTGCACATCCTCAAGGCCGGTACCTTCACCGACATGCACGGTCAGCGCGTGGCCTTTACCGCCGCCGACCTGGCCGCCATCGCCGCCGGCTACGACCCCGCCCTGCAGCGGGCCCCCATCGTGGTGGGGCACCCCCAGGCCAACAGCCCGGCCTTCGGCTGGATCAAGGGCCTGATCGCCGCGGGGGACGACCTGGAGGCGGAGGTGGAGCAGCTCGACCCGGACTTCGTCGCCGCCGTGCGCGCCGGGCGCTACGCCACCCGCTCCGCCAGCCTCTACCCGCCGCGCCACCCCGGTAACCCGGCCCCGGGCGGCTGGTACCTGCGCCACCTCGGCTTTCTGGGTGGCCAGCCGCCGGCGGTCAAGGGCCTGCGCGGCGCTGACCTGGCCGGCCTCTACCGGGACATGACCGTGCTGGCCCTGGCGACCGGGCCGGACGATCCCTTTTCTCCCGCCCCCGACGCTGCCGGGTCTACCGGCGACTCCGCCAGGGACGGCCTCCCCCCGCTTGCCATCGAGGACCCCCTCATGACCGATCCCACCCCCGCCGGCCAGCCGGACCCCGTCGCCCTCACCGCCCTCAGCGAGGAGCTCGCCAGCAAGGCCGCCGACCTGGCGGCGCGCGAGGCCTCCCTCGCCGCGCGTGAACAGGCCGCCGCCGCCCAGGCCGAGGCCCTGCGCCGCACCGAGCTGACCGCCTTCTGCGACGACCTGGCCAACCAGGCCAAGCTGCGCCCCACCGACGTCAAGCCCCTGGTCGCCCTGCTGGCCAGCCTGCCGGCGGACGCCGCCCTCGACTTCGCCGCGCCCGACGACCCGGCCACCGCCCTGCCTCCGGCCGCCTGGCTGCGTGGCTTCCTGGCCGGTCTGCCGCCCCTGGTCACCCTGGGCGAGATCGCCACCGGCGCGCGCGCGGGCGGGACGGCCCCGCCCGCCAGCGACGCCACCATCGCCCGCCGCGCCCAGGCCTACAAGGCCCAGCAGGACGCCGCCGGTCATCCCCTCTCCTTCACCGAGGCGGTCGCCGCGGTGGAACTCGCTCTTGATCGGCCCGCGGGCCAGGAGTAAGCCATGAGCTGGCGCAACCCCCTACTGGATAAGACCTACACCGCCGGCGGGACCATCAACCCCTACCGCCTGGTCAAGTTCGGCGGTGCCGACACCACCCTGCTGCAGGCCGCCGCCGCCTCCGATGCCATCATCGGCGCCTCCGGTCAGGTCGGCGCCGCCAGTGGCGAGGTGCTGGACGTGACCCTGCTTGGCATCGCCGAGGTCCAGGCCGGCGGCAGCATCACCCGCGGCACCACGGTCACCAGCGACGCCAACGGCAAGGCGGTGGTCGCCAGCGACGGCAACATCATCGCCGGCAAGGCCCTGATGAGCGCCGACGCCGGGGACATCATCCCCGTCCTGCTCCACGCCGCCGGCGACAGCGACGCCAGCCCGCTCTACTTCGCCGACGTCACCGTCTCCACCGCGGAGCTGCTGGCCCTCAACACCACGCCCAAGCAGCTCGTCGCCGCCCCCGGCGCCGGCAATATCCTGGTGCTGGAGCTGGCGCAGTTGTGGCTGGACTTCAACACCACCGCCTACGACGGCATCGCCGCCGGTGAGGACCTGTCCATCAAGTACACCGACGGCTCCGGCGCCGAGGTGGCGCAGATCGAGGCCACCGGCTTCCTCGATGGCACCGCCGACGAGACGCGCACGGTGCGCCCCGGCAGTACCGCCGTCCAGCCCGTCGCCGCCGCCGCCCTGGTGCTGCACATGCTCACCGGCAACATCGCCACCGGCAACAGCCCGCTCAAGGTGCGCACCTGGTACCGCGTCCTGCCCGAAACCTGGTCCTGAGCCTAGCCCCGACACCCCTTAGGAGAATCCCATGCCTACCGCTGTCCCGGCCAACGGCCAGCCCTTCGTCATCGTCCCCCAGCTCACCCGCATCGCCATGGCGGTGCAGAATCGGGACTTTATCGCCGACACCGTCTGCCCGCGCGTCCAGGTGCCCGGCGAGCTGTTCCAGTACACCAAGGTCACCACCAAGGATCGCTTCCAGCATCCGGATGACCTGATCAACCGCACCGGCCACCTCAACGAGCTGGAGTTCGCCCAGTCCGACGAGACCGACCGCACCATCGACCGCGGTCTGGCCGCCCCGGTGCCCCAGGTCGACGTCGACCGCGCCGCGTCCGCCAACATGGCCGACCCGCGCGGCGCCGCGGTGGAAGGCATCACCCAGATCATGCTGCTCAACCGCGAGCTGCGGGCCGCGGATCTGCTGTTCAACGCCGCCAACTACACCCTGAAGAAGACCCTGGACGGCAACGCCGGCGGCTATCGCTGGGACGACGCCACCAACGGCGACCCCATCGGCTACATGGAGGACGCCATGGCCGCCATGGTGGTGCGGCCCAACCGCGCCGTGCTGGGCTACAACGTCATGCTGGCGGTGCGCAAGCACCCCAAGACCATCAGCCGCCTGTACGGGTCCAGCTCCACCCGCGGCACCGCCCGCCTGGAGGATATCGCCAGCGAGCTGGGCCTGGACGGCATCGACGTCGGCAGCGCCTGGAAGGACAGCACCAAGAAGGGCCAGACCGCCAGCCTGGGCCGGGTGTGGGGCAACTACGCCGCTCTGATCCGCGTCTCCGCCAGCCTGGCCAGCACCCAGACGGTGGAGCCGGTGTTCGCCTTCACCGCCCAGTACGAGGGCCGCACCGCCGGCACCTGGTTTGACCCGGGTCGCGGCAAGAAGGGCGTGGAGATGCTGAAAGTCACCGAGTCGGTCAAGGAGTTGATCTCCTGGACCGAGGCCGGTTACCTGTTCAGCACCCCGCTGACGCCTTAGGTCCTGAGCCCGCCGCCGCCCGCATGACCTACGCCACGCTGACCGACCTGGGCCTGTCGGATGAGGTGCTGACTCAGCTCACCTCGACCACCGGCCTGATCGACCTGGAGCGGGTGACGGCCGCGCTGGCGGCGGCGGACGCCATCATCCTTAGTTATCTGCAGCAACGCTTTGCCACCCTGCCGCCCGACCCGGTGGGCCTGCTCCAGGCCTGCGCGGTCTCGCTGGCGGTGCATTGGCTTTATCAACACTGCGAGGGCGTGCTGGAGATCCCCAAGCCCATCGCGGACGCGCGCGCGGAGGCGATCGCCTGGCTGCGCGAGGTGCGCGACGGCCGGGCCGGCATCGGCGTGGACGATGTCGCCGCCGCCGGCGCCAGCGAAGGCGCGCGCCTGACGTTATCCGCCCCGCCGCGCCTGTTCGGTCGCGGCGTGCTGGACCGCTTCTGAGGGCGGCATGATCCTGGCCTCCCTGGTCGAGGCGGTCTGCGCCGACCTGGCTACCCTGCCCGGGGTGGCCACCTGTCGCCCCTACGCCGGGGAACTGGCGGAGGCCAAGCAGTCACCGCTGCTGGTGCCCGCCCTCCTGGCGGGCGTGGTGGAGGTCAAGGCCGAGCCCGCCGACGGCAGTGGCCGCGTGGCCCTGCGGGCGGACCTGTTCACCTACGTCTGCGTGCGCGCCGTCGGCAGCGCCACCGCGCGCGGGGACCTGGCCTGGGCGCTGGCGGAGGCGGTCCTGGCCCGGGTCAACCTGGCCACCTGGGGCCTGGCGATCCACCCGGCGCTCCCCCTGGGCGCGCGCCCGCTGTGGGACTTCGAGACCCTCGGCCTGGCGGTGCGCGAGGTGCGCTGGAGCCACCACCTCAGCCTGGGCGTCAGCGCCTGGGACGAGCCGGGGCTGCCCCGCCCGAGCGAGATCCTGGTCGGCCACGCCCCGCGGGTGGGCGACCGCGACGGCACCGACGCCGATTACTGGCCCCTCACCCCCACGCCCTGGGAGCCCACGCCATGACCGCCATCCGCAACCAGGGCGAGCTGGAGCGCACGCGCAACCAGATGCTGCGCCTGGCGACGGTGCAGTGCATCGACCCGGCCACGGCGCGCGCGCGGGTGACCATCGACGGCGGCGAGTCCGCCCTGGTGCCCTGGCTCACCACCCGCGCCGGGCCGGATGTGACCTGGTGGGCGCCGGCGGAGGGGGAGCAGGTCATGCTGTTCGCCCCGGACGGCGATCCGGGCAACGGCGTCATCTTGCCAGGCGTGTATTGCAATCGCTATCCCGCGCCGCGGGATGACCCCAAGCTGCACACCATCGTCTATCGTGATTCGGCGGCCATCCAATACGATACGCGCAACCACCGCTATATCGTCGAACTGCCGAACAATCCCAACGCGGAGATCGTCCTGATCGCGCCCAAAATCACCCTGCGCGGGCAGGTTAAGTGGGAGACATACCAGCGCGAGCTAAATGACGAGCCGCGGCCTGATCCCGACCGCCGCTGCGGCGAGGCCGCCGCGGAGGAAACGGCATGAGCGGACTCAGCCGCGGCACGGGCGTGGCACTGGCGGAGATGGACCACATCCGCCAGTCGATTCAGGACATCCTCCAGACCCTGCCCGGCGAGCGGGTGATGCGGCGCGACTATGGCTGCTGGGTGCGCGCCCTCATCGATGCCCCCCTCGACCCGGTGACCATCATGGACATCTATCAGGCGGTGGTGGGAGCGATCAATCGCTGGGAGCCGCGCGTCCTGGTGCAGTCGGTGGGTCTGGATGAGGCCGGCGGCGTCACCGGCGCCACCGGCGCCGCCGGCCCTGCGCGCACCGATCGGGTGACGGCGGACGGGCGGCTGATCCTCAGCATCGCCGTGCGCCATCGCGCCACCGGCCAGGCGATCCGCCTGGCGGGGATGACGGTATGAGCGCGCTGATGGACCTGTCCACCCTGCCCCCGCCCGCCGTGGTGGAGGCGCTGGACTACGAGGCCGCCCTCGCCGCCAGCCAGGCGCACCTGGCCACCCTGCTGCCGGACTGGGACGCCCAGGCGATCGAATCCGATCCGGCCAACAAGCTGCTGCAACTCGCCCAGTACCTGGACCTGCTCCTGCGCGCCCGGGTGAACGATGCCGCCCTGGCCAACCTGCTGGCCACGGCGCGCGGCGCCGACCTGGACCACCTGGCGGCGCGCTACGACTGCGCCCGTCTGACCGACGAGCCCGACGCCCGCCTGCGCCAGCGCGCCCAGCTCGCCTATCATCAGGTGGCGAGCGCGGGCAGCCGCGAGCGCTACCTCTACCATGCCCTGTCCCAGGACATCCGCGTGCGCCAGGCGGACGCCTGGAGCACGGCCCCGGGGCGGGTGGACGTGGCCCTGGCCATTCGTGACGAGGCCCTCGCCACCGCGGTGGACGCGGACGCCGCCGCCATCGGCACGGCCCTGTTTGGCGTCCATCCCCAGGCCAGCCTGGGACCCATGGGCTGGACCTACTTCATCATGGACAGCGCCTCCCCCCTGTTCCGCGCGGTCGCCGCCCACCTGCTCAGTGACGCCATCGCCCCCCTGGGGGCCGATCTGCGCGTCCACCTGCCGGTAGTGACCCCCTACACCCTCACGGCGGATCTGATCATCCCGCGTGGCCCCGACCCGGTGGCGGTGCAGGCCGCGGCCCAGGCCCGGCTGGCCGCGCGCCTGGTGGCGCTGCAAGCCTTCCGCGTCGACGTCCACCGCGCCGCCCTGCACGAGGCCCTGCTGGTGCCGGGCGTGCGCGACGTGGAGCTGGCCAGTCCGGCGGCGGACCTGCCCCTGGGGCCAGGCGAGCTGGCGGTGTGCACCGCGGCGACGCTGACCACGGTGGTGCGCGATGACTGACCTGCAGCGCCTGGACCTGACCGCCTGGACGGCGGAGACGACGCCGAGCCAGGTGGCGGCCGCTACCAGCCTGCTGCCGGCCTATCGCGCCGCCTGGGAACAGGCGCTGGAGCAGGTGATGCGCCCGCTCGACCCGGGCATTGCGCGCCTGCGCACCCTCCTGCAGCCGTGGCGGCTGCGCGCCGACCTGCTGCCCTGGCTGGGCTGGGGCGAGGACGTGCCCTACTGGCCCGAGGACGAGTCCCTGCAGCGCGGTATCTGCTGGCGCAGTCACGCCCTGCACGGGCGCATCGGCACCCGCGCCGGCTTCCGCGAACTGGCGCGCTTCATGGGCGCCGAGGTACGGCGCATCGAGGGCCATCCGGCCAAGAGTTTCCTCGGCGGCTGGACTCCGGCCGCCCGCGCCGCCTGGCTGGCGCGCCAGCCGCAACTGCGGCTCTACCCCCGCCGCGCCCGCGCCGCGGTGACCGGCCATCCACTCGGCCATGACTGGATCGGTGGGACGCCCCCGGCGCGCACCGACGCCCTGGCCCGCGCCACCGTCCGCGCCACCCTGGTCCACCAGGGGGTAGAGACCGAGCTGACGGCGATCGAGTGGCGCCTGGAGTCGGGCGCGGGCAATGCCACCGTCACCGTGGCGCGGCGCGGCCACTCTGATGGCCTGCACGTCGGCGAGCCCCTCCCCGGCTGGACCGCCGCCAGCGACGCCGCCGCCCGCCTGTACAGCATCGACCAGCGCGCCTATCGCTACCGGGTGCCGGTGTTGCTGTGGCGCCAGACCCGCCCCGCCTTCACCCCCCTCGCCACCGACGTGGACGTCGTCGCCGCGCGCGCCCCGCGCCCCGGCACCTGCTGCGTCGGCGATCGCCCTCAGTACGCCTACCAGGGCACGCGCTGGGCGCTGCAACGCACCGGCGGCGGCCCCACCCTGGGGGACTGTTTCACCGCCCGCTCGGACACCGAGACGCGCCTCTATCGCCGCCAGTACCTGCACGACCCCAGCGTGGCCGCCGACAGCCGTCCCGCCAGCGCCTACCTGGGGCGGACCAAGCTGGGCGTACCCCCCTGGCAGGCCGACCTGTGGTTACGCCTGCCCCGGCGGCGCGCCAGCAGCTTTTGCCTGGGCGATGGCGCCGGCGCCCTGGCCGCGCGGGATGGCGCGGCCCGCATCGAGCGCACCCTGCGGGCGCTGGACTGGATGCGCGTTCCCCATCAGCGCGTGCTGGTGGACACCCAGCAACATCAGGCGGTGCGGGCGAGCCGCATCCTGTATGCCGGCCGGGCCACCGCCGGCGAGATCAATCTTCGGAGTTAAGTGATGGAAAACCTGGTCCTGTTCCGCGACCGGCAAGAGCTGCAAGCCGCCGATCTGAATAACCTGCAAGACTACGCTGACGACGCGCACGCCCACCTGATCACCGATGCGGTCACGCCCGTGAGTCAGTATGTCGGCCTGACGGTCACGGCCCGCTCGGCAACCGAGATCGACGTCGCGCCGGGACGGCTCTATATCGGCAGCACCGGCCGGGTCTACGCCATCACCGCCACGCAAACGCATAATCTGTTTGCCTACCTGCCCTTGCAGGACCAGAAATGGCTGACCGTCTCCGTCCTGGGGCAGGAAGAGGAGTCCACACTGGAGCCGCGCGACTTCCTCATCGACCTGCAAACGCGCGAAGTCGAGCCGGCGGTGGTGGCCATGCGCAACGACCGCGTCGCGGTGGTGCATATCGCCGCCGGGCTGGAGAGCATCACCCCGGAGCGGCCCGCCCCACCCACCGGCTACACCATCATCGCCCAGGTGCGCATCAATCCCGCCGGCATCCAGGAGGTGGTGCTGGCCACCGTGTTTCGCCTGCCCAACCTGCATGATGTCCATCAGCGCCTCACGACGGCGGAGGGCTGGATGCTGGCGATGGAGCCGCGCCTGGCTGGCCTGGCCAGCGACATCTCCGGTCTGGCCGATGAGCTGCGCAAGCGCGCCCACGTCGACCTGGTGGCGCGCCTCGGGCAAGACATGGCTGGGGTGAAGGATCGTTTGGGCCTACCGGACGAGTACATCTTTTATGGCGCGGATCACTTCCTCGACGAGGACGAGACCGACGTTCTTCATGCCGATCACAACGCCGTGACCGAGGAAGGCGTGCGCATGCCCATCGTGGCCAGCGCGACGGGCGCGCTGGCACTGGCCAACCCCTTAGATCCCGCGGTTACCGCGTGCGCCGATGGTTTTTTGCTGCCCGCTTTTACCGAGGTGACGCGCCTGCGCCTGGAGGAGCGGGTCGGCGAGTTGACCATCAACCAATATCAGTACCGCACCGAGGACTTGGTGCAAAAGTTTATGACCCGCACGCGCATCCGCTACGGCGCGACGCGCACGGTCTGCACCAATTCGTATTGGTGGAATTCTGGGCGGTACGACCCCGCTAGCGGGATCTTTACCCGGGAGGGCGAGACCTTCGAGGTCACCAACGATCCCGACGCACGCGTCGAAAATGGGTGGGGGTTGACGCACTGGGTGCGCGTCCGCCAGTTCTGGCTCGACGTTTATGAGGAGTCCTATTGGGACCGGGTCGTTAGCACCCACACCGTGCAAGGCTCGGTGCTGGCGCAAACGGTGCTGTCCGCCCAGACGGGGTGGCTGACCTCGGTGGAGCTGTATCTCACCGGCGCGGCGGAGGATGGCGCCCTCAACGTGCTGCTGACGGAGACCTTGACCGGCCAGCCGCACCTGGACGCGGTGGTGGCGCGCGCGCAGATCGCCGCCAACCAGCTGAGTGCCGGCTGGAACAAGATTACCTGGAGCCGGCCGGTCGCCCTGACCGCGGGCCGGCGTTACGCCCTGGTGCTGGTCACCGGCGGCGCCCACCGCGTCGGCACCGTCGCCGGCACGCAGTACACCCAAGGGACCTTGATGTACGCCCAGGATGGCGCCTATTTCAGTGCCGCCGGGGAAAGCGACCTGATGATGCGGTGGAACTTCGCCCGCTTCGCCAGCCCGCGCATCGCGGTGGCGCTGACCCCGCTGCAACTGGCCGGCGGCATCCACGACGTCGATTTGTTGTGGGAGGGCTGGACGCCGCCGGGGTGCGAAATCCATGTCGAGTATCAGCTCGGCGGGTCCTGGTATCGCATGGGGGCGCGCGACGCGGTAGCGCTCGGTGACGCGGCCACCCTGCTGCCCTTGCGTCTGGTGTTCATCGGCACCACCGACCTGATGCCCGGGTTGACGCTCACGGATAGCGTCTATGTCGTGCGGCGCTTCGGCACCGCCTTTACCCATGTCAGCACCGAGCGCACGCTGGAGATCGCCAGTGATAACATCCGGGTGCGCTGTTTACTCGAGGACTTTGACGCCGCCGAGCATACCTTTGTCTGCCAACTGCTCACCGGCGCCGGCACGGTCAACCCCACCTCCACCCTGGTCACGGTAGTCAACGCCGCCGTGGGCTCGCGCTGGGTGGAGGCGCGCTTCGCGCCAGACCCAGCGGTAGAGGCCTACCGCATCAAGCTCAGCGGCACCACCACCGACGCCCAGCTCGGCTTCCACGTCGCGGAGCGGTACGACCTGGGGCTCTAACATGGTCACGCGCGTCGACCACTACCGCATGCAGGATGGGCGCACGCCGCTCGCCGAGGACTATTTTAACCCGATCTGGTCCGATTTGGATCGGCGGCTGGACATCCTGGAGCGACTGCGGGTGAGCTGGCTGGATGCCGTCACCCTACTACAGAGCCAGGGCCTGGCACGCCTGAATGAAGGGGTCGCCCCCCTGCTCCAGCAACTGCAAGACAACGCCGCCGAGGTCATCGCCTCCCTGGAAAGCTTGGGCGAGGTAGCCACGGCCGAGCAAGGGGCGCTGGCCGACAGCGCCCTCCAGCCCGCGGACATCGGCGTCAGCGTGCAGGCCAGCCACGCCAACCTGGCCGCCCTGGCCGGGCTGAGCGGCCAGGCCAACCGCGTCGCCTATTTCAGCGCCGCCGGCGCCATGGCCCTGACGGCCCTGACGGCGTCGGCGCGCACCCTGCTCGCCGCCAGCGACGCCACCGCCCAGCGCGCCGCCCTGGGTCTGGAAATTGGCAACCACGTCCAGGCCTACAGCGCGGCGCTGGACGCCTGGGCGGCCCTGGCGCCCCCCACCGGGGAGGTGGTGGGCACCAGTGGCAGTCAAACCCTGGCCGGCAAGACCGTGACCGGCCTGCAAGAGACCCGGACCGCGCCCAGCATCAGCGCCGGCACCCTGACGCTTGACTGCGCCGCCGGCAATGTATTTACCGTAGCGCTAAACGCCAACATCACCACCCTGAATTTCAGTAACGTGCCCGTCAGCGGCACCGCCTATGGTTGCACGGTGGAGTTCACCGCCGACGGCACCCAGCGTACTATCACCTGGGGGAGCAGCGTCAAATGGCCGGGCGGCTGGGCGCCGACCCCCACTGCCACCAATGGCAAGGTGGATCGGGTGGTACTGACCACCCATAATGGGGGGACGACCTGGTACGCGGCCAACGCGGGGCAGAACTACTGATGCCGATCGCGCGCGCCCTCCTCGCCGCCGCCAGCCTGGCACCCCGTTTCCTGGGGGTAGTGAAGGACGCCAGCAGCGGCTCCAGCCTGTCTCTGACGACGCTAAACCTATTGCCGGGCGACCTGATCGTGGCGTGGTCCATCATCGATGGTCGTAACTATGTCACACCAACCACGCCGTCAGGATGGACCGCCGCCGTCAAGGCCACCATCGATACCAATGCCACTACGCTCGTAGTTTATCGCATCGCGGGCGAGACCCCGCCAACCAGCGTCACGCTGAAAAGCTTAGACATGGTCGGCTGCATGATGGCGGCCGCGTGGCGCGGGATTAGCGGCTCCTCGCCGCTGCTCACCTCTGCCTATTCGGCCAACTCGCATGACCCACCCAGCCTGACGGCCGCGGAACCCGCGCTCTCGGTCGGCATCGTGGTGCAGTCCGGATCTAACGTGCTGTCGGCGCCCACCTCCCCCCCGTCGCAGTGGACCTGGATCGATAATGTCCGCAATGCGTCCCCCCCCTACCCCGCGGCGACGGCGGCGGCTTATCGTCACGTCAGCGCACCCGGTGCCGTCGATCCGGGCGCCTTCACGGGCGGCAGCATTAACGGCGATGTCGCCGACGCGGCGATCCATCTCCTGTTCCGCCTGGCTTAACTTGTTTCGAGGCTAACTATGTCTTCCCTTCTGTATCGCGTCATCAAGCCCCTGCGTTACGCCCGCGCCATCCAGCCGCCAGGCGCCGAGATCGCCCTCGCTCCCGCCGAGGCTAGCGCCCTGCTGCGCGCCGGGCTGATCGCGCCCCTACTCCCGCCCCCGCCCGCGTCCCCCGCCCGCCGGGCGCGCGCCACCACCCCCGCCGCTTAAGGAGACCACCCCATGGCTGCTAATGACGAATTCCTTCATGGCGTCGAGATCATCGAGATCGACGACGGTACGCGTCCCATCGAGATGGCGCGTAGCTCCGTGATTGGCCTGATCGGCACGGCGCCCAACAGCGAGGCGGCGGCCACCGCCACGCTGACCACGGGACACGCGTCGCTGAATACCGGCCTCACCTGGACCGCCACCAGTCCCGGCGTGGGCGGCAATCGCACCGGGGTGTATCTGCGCGCGCGGCAGGCCTCCCAACCGCTCGGCGTGACCGTCGACATGAATGGCGTCATTACGGTCCAACTGGCGACCGACGCCCAGGGGGTGGCCCAGTCCACCGCCGCCGAGGTGCTGGCGGCGGTGATGGCGTTGCCCGCCGCCGCCGCCCTGGTGACGGTGACCCATACCCCCGGCACCGAGATCGCCGCGATCACCATCACGGCCGATAGCGGCAATGCCGCCGACACGGGCACCATCGCCACCGCCACGGCCGGCACGGACGCCCGGGTCGGCACCTATCGCGTCGAGTGCGTCACTGAGGCGGTGGGCGCGGCGGTGTTCAGCGTCACCGCGCCCGATGGCACGGTGCTGGGGCAGGCCACCGAGGATGTCGAGTACGAGGACGACCACCTCACCTTCACCGTCGCGTCCGGCGAGACCGAATTCAGTGAGGGCGAGGGCTTCGACCTGGTGGCGGTACCCGAGGACGGGGTGGTGGAGGCCAGCATGCGCATCAACTATCTGAGTGGCGGCCTGGACGAGGCCTTCCCGCTCAATACCCCGGTCTTGATCGCCGGGCGGCGCACCGAGGCGGCCCGCATGGGCCGGGCGGGGACGATGCCGCGGGCCATCGACGCCATCTTCGACCAGTTCGGCGCCTGGGTGGTGGTGGTACGGATCGACGCGGGCGCGGATGAGGCGGAGACGATCAGCAGTATCATCGGCGACCTGACCCTGCATACCGGGGTCAAGGCCTTCCTCGACGCGGAGGCGCGGGTCTTCGCCACGCCGCGGATTTTGATCGCGCCGGAGTTCACCGAGGAGCAGGCGGTGGTGGCGGAGCTGATCGGCGTGGCGGAGATGCTGCGCGCCGTAGTCATCGCCGACGGCCCCGATACCACCGACGCGGCCGTTATCGACTACCGCATGAACTTTGGCTCCGACCGGGTCTATGTGGTGGACCCGCAAATCAAGGTATGGGACACCACCACCAACGGCTACCGCTTCGACCCCGCTTCCCCCCGCGTGGCCGGCGTCATCGCCAAGTCCGACAACGAGCGCGGCTTCTGGTGGTCGCCGTCCAACCGCGAGATCAACGGCATCGTCGGCACCCGGCGCGCTATCGACCTGGAGATCGGCAATGCCCAGAGCCGGGCCAACTACCTCAACGAGCACGACGTCGCCACCATCGTGCGCAAGGAGGGCTGGCGCCTGTGGGGTAACCGCTCGTGCTCCGAGGATCCCAAGTGGCAGTTTTTGTCCGTGCGCCGCACCGCCGACATGATCCACGAGGCGCTGCAACGCTCCCACCTGTGGGCGGTGGACCGCAACATCACCCGCACCTACATGGAGGACGTGGTAATGGGGGTGCGCAGCTTCATCAACCACCTGCGCGTGGTCGGCGCCCTGCTGGGCGGCGACTGCTGGGTGGACGAGGAGCTCAACTCCCCGGAGAGCATCGCCAACGGGCGGGTGTTCTTCGACTTCGACTTCACCCCGCCCTACCCGGCCGAGCGCGTCACCTTCCGCTCGCACCTCACCAACCAGTACATCGCCAACCTGTTCCCGCTGCGTGACGGCATGAGCCGCAACAACGGCGTGTTGGCCAGCGTCAACACGATCTGAGGAGCTTAAGGCATGGCTATCCCCCGTTTACTGAAGCAATACGCCCTCTTTATCGACGGCGAGCACTACGCCGGCAAGGCGGACATCGAGCTGCCCACCCTCACCGTGGTAACGGAGGAGTACGCCGCCGGCGGTATGTCGGGCAAGATCAAGGCGGACATGGCGCTGATGGAGCCCATGGACGTCAAGTTCACCCTCTACGAGTACATCCCGGCGGTGCTGCGCTTCTACGGCC